TCTTGTGTTTCAGAGTAAACAAGTATTTCATTGATCTCTTCTTCACTCATTTGTTCAAAATCTATTTCATCTTCCATATTAATATCCTGATATCGCATCCATTGGACTCCAATCTTCTTCTAACTCAACTGTGTGTGCAAAATCAGCAACCGATACTTGGTCTATGTACGCTAGGGCATCTAGTAAATCGTCATGTGCAAGTCTGTTAGGAAAATCCATCATTTGATTACTAAACGCTTTCCAATCTTTGTCTGGGTTAAAAGTAATCTGACCATGTTCCATTCTTCCTTGCAAAGCCCAGGTAATTCTGTCGTTCTTTCTCTTACCACCATGTCTAAGCTCTGCAATACTAACCCATTGACCTTCCGTTCTCATTTCATCTTCAAGGTAAGGCAAGATAGCGTTTCTTAAAGCACCTGTTTCTATGCCTACTGTAGTTGCTTCTACTAAAATAGCTGACTTTAATATCTTCTTAGCAGTATCTTTAATGTTCCATCTGCCATGTAAGATGTCTTTAACCCACCACTTATCACGATCAATCTTTACAATAGCAATAGCAGTTTCATCCAGTCTTGACCTTTTAAGATTCCTTTCTTTCTCTACTTCTTCATAACCTGCTGGGTCAACAGCAATAACAAAGTTACCTTCTTCTGGCTCGTCATCAACTTTAAACCATTCCTCTTTAAATATACCACCTGATCCTGTTTCAAAAGAAGCCTCAAACTCTTGCCTAAAAGACATAGAGGACATTGTTTTTCTAGATGCCTCAATCTCTTCTGGCGGTAAATACGGATTATCCGTTGAGTTAAACTGAAAGGCTTCCCAGTCATCATCTTCTAAAGCATCTTTATATAAATCAAAGAAATGATTTTTTCCTGCTGGCGTACCAATAAAGAAAGCCTCACCTTTAACATCTGCAAGAGTAGGTCTTATTATCTGTTCCCACACTACAGGCTTCATAGAAGCATATTCATCAAGCACGACATATGCCAAGCCAACGCCTCTTAGTGTTTCTGGTCGGTCTGATCCTTTGAGGTATATCTTCCTGCCATTAACTAAAGTAAGCACCGCAGTATTCTCATGCGCCTGGGCAATTAAATCTCGACCTAGTTCCTTTAGCATGTGCCACATTATGTCTTTAGCTTGCTGGAAGGTTGGCGCTATGTAAAACACATCTTTACTTTCAGACTGAATAGCTTTAATAAGTAATAACCAAGCAGAGAGGTAGGACTTTCCAAATCTACGACCAGCAGCTACTATCTTAAAGCGTTTGTCCGAATGGAATATTTCCAGTTGAGCAGGGTGCAGGTCTAGGTTTAACTCAGGCATCTTTTATTCTTGGCATATAAACTTCTACAAAAGCCTCACAATTAGGACAAGATAAATTAGTTACCATATCGTACTCCTCACATTCATCTTCTTCTAGGCTGTGATCGCCACCCCAAATTAACTCGCTTGAACAATGCCAACAATTCATCTATTTATTAAATTTATCAGTCATAGGGGAAGTATCTATATTAACAATCACTTCATCGTCAGTCTTTTCTTCAGGCTCAATAAGTTCAGCCTCATCAAAGGTACTAGCTTTTTTTTGTATTGACTCAAGAGAAGCTACATTAATAATTACTTGAGCATCGCTCTTTGCACTGTTAGGGTCAATAGCTTTGTGGACAGGAAGTATGCGATCAAGACACATCTTTATGCAATGCACATCTCCATCTTTTGCTTTCTCAAGCACAACTCTAACAATCTCTTCTGCGTTCTCACTCATTAACGCTCTAGCAAGGGCAGTGTATTTATTCTCTGAGCCTTTAGGTCTCCCTGCTGGATTAAGAGGTTTCATGCCTTTAAATAAAGCTGGATTACCTTTCTTTTTCTTTTCTTCTGACATGCCCTACATTATACCAGTTTTTAGTTTTTATTACGAAATCGGTAATACATATAGATACTTTGTATATTCCCCGTGAGCAGTTGTCACTTATCCCTTTCATATCAGCTTTTTTTATTTTTAGACTTTTACCTATTTAACTACTAAGTATTACAGATAGACACACTAAGGGGTGTTTCTTTTAGATTTAAAGGGGTTTGATTGTTGTTTAAAGGGGGTATTATTGAAAGTCTGTTTCTTGTATGAGGGGTGGTGTCCACATTGTTTACGGGAGCAGTAATGAGCCTCCCCCTAGCTATATAAGGTCAGTATTTCAGCACTAAAGCCTTTATTAGTAGGGTTTACAGAGCATATCAAAGGGTATTAACTAAGAACTATTATATTAATCAATCAAACCTTTAGAAGTGAGAGTATATATGAGAAGGATATACAATTCTAACCATTATCTATTGATTCAAACAACACTATCAAACGAACAACACATGCCCTAATTAAAGACATCTATTAACTACCCTATACATTCTATTACTTCTTTATTACTTATCTATTAAACGGGATTTAAGCGAACATCTAACTATTGCTATTAACTAACCTTTCAAGGGTGTTTGATTACAGGGTATTTAAGGGGGATTAAGGGCGTTATTATTTAGGGTTGAAGCGAAGTATTACAGGCGTAAAAAAACCCCCAATTAAGGGGGCATTTTTAAGTATTGCTACGATCAAAAATTATTCGTAATAATCCCCATCTTTTGGAAAGCCTTTAGTACAAAATTTTAAGATACTTTGATAACCTTGTTTGTAAAGTTCGTATCTAGATTTTTGAGCCTGTTTATAGGTTTTATACTCATCATTAAAAAGGTCTTTATTATTCATGCCTTTAACTATTACTTTATAAGTATTCATAATATCCCCCTTTATATTAAATTTAGATGTGCGTAATCAACTAATTTTTTATTGATAGTTTGCATATCTTCATTACAGTTATTTAAAATAATTTTGTTAAATGCCGAGTCACTTTGACACTCGTTAAAATTAGCGCCTGTTTCATTTTCAAACATACTCGCAATAATATTTAATTTATTACTGGTATTAGTTTTCCAATTGTCGGCAATAAAATCTATTTGTTCATTAATAGTAGTATTCATAATTCACCGCCTATTTCTTTAATCATGTTTAGGCGTTTAGTTTTTTCAACCTCTGGCAGACTATCCCAATTATCTGGAAAGCTAAGACCTTGCACAGTATCAAATATTCTTTTTTGTTGTTTGTTTGACTGTGTTATATCTTCGCCTTTCATTAGTTCCATGAACTTTGATACCATTAATGCACCTTTTAACGGGTTATATTCATCATATGGGTTATCTTCGTTACCATCTAGAATGACATCATCACCAACCAAAGCAAACCAGTTAAGACTTTTAAAATAGTTAACTTGTTCACCACCTATAAACCATTCAAAATCTTTTTGAAAGATATGACTGTATTCATGCCCTGAACTAGAATAATAAATAATAGCGTTTAACCTGTCTTTAGTTGTTGTAGTTGTATAACCGCAATTATTAATATTTATGTTTCCATTTTGAAGGTTTTTTCTAGCTATCCAGTTTCCGAATAAATACATAAAAGCGTAACCGTTATGTACTGAAACTTTTGTATTATCTCTATTGAATTTATCACCATTTAAAAAAGCCCTTGTACTATCTATTGATATTTTCCTCATTGTTTGCACCTCTATTTTTTATATAAGAAATGCCACTATAACATATGGTGTTATAAAAAGATACACTCATTTATAAAAATAAATAATGCTGGGATCAGAATATATATTATTTGAATATCCCCTTTAAGCCCTATATAGTATGATAATTTTTATATGAGAAGTTTAATATGAGAAACTTTATATGAGAACTTTAATATGAAAATGTTTATATGAGTATTATAAATTTACACACCACTATAATTTTATGATATTATGCAATAATCCTATAGGGGCTTGTAATAACTTTTATAGGGTTATATAATTAAATGTAGTATATATTAATAATTAAATACTGGGAGGTATTGAAATGGAAAAGTTTATAGAGATGAGTGAAAACAAATGGCATAAGATTTATAAGGCCTTAGTTGATAAAGATAATTGCATCATTAATTATGAATTTGATGAAATTCCAGAAGATGTAAGTCCTTACAATGTTTGGACTGTCGTTGATGGTGATGACAACGTAGGTGTTATATGTAATGGCTATCACATTGTTAATCGTATGCACTATCACATTACTGAAGTTGCATGGAAAGAAGATGAAAACATATGTACATTTGATTCAGGTGACTATGAATCTTATATTGATTCTTGCCATGAAGAATTAGATGATTTGGAGCATAGTATTAAAAAAGCTAAAGCAAATCCTAATGACCCTATCAGCAAAATGAATCTTGACTATTACGGCTACACCAAAAAAGAACGAGAAGAAAGCCGTAAAGAAATTCTTGAGAAGATTGAATATGGTAAATCTGAAATTAAACGCTTAGAAAAATTAGAAGCAGAGGAGGTAGCGTAATGACTATTAAATCACTAAGAATAGATACTAAAAAATGCAATAAACTTTTTTATCAGATAGTTGATAAAGCAGTTTCCATTGAAGGTCAGTATTTAGATATTTGGGATATTAAATGTAAAGGTAATGCTGAAGAAAGAAAACAATATTATCTTTCAAACAAGTTTGAGTGTATTGAAAATTATTATCACTATGAATGTTTAGATGCTTGGAATTATGTTGAAGAAATGGAGCAAGATATAGGTGGCTCTTGTTCTTTGTATTTAGATGTCATAGAAATTGTTATAGGTAAAAAACTACCATTATTCCACAAGGAGAAAGTATGACTATTAAATCACTAGAGAAAGAATTAGCAAACTATAAAGACGAGCCAATTGTTGGTCAATGGCAAGACTATGCAGATTTAAGAACTTGTGCAGATTGTGGTAATCAAACAAATATTTATGACTGTTATATTTATATAGCTGAATACTATTGTTCTGAATGTTGTCCAGATGAATACGGTGAGGAGGTAGAGCAATGACTTGGAAAGCAAAGATAATTTGGATCATGGCAATAGGGTATATATTTACTGTTTTTGCCTTAATGGTCATTCATTTAAACCTTAGAGGATTTTTATGAGTATAGATTTATTTGGAACTAAATATCAAATGCACAAA